TTACCCCTTGCGACCTGGAACCCCTGACCGTTATGGTCTGGTTATCCAGCTCATCTCAGATATGACTCACCAACCGCCTGTGGATCAGCGGATTGTTGACGAGTACTTCCAGCTGATCTCCCAACGCAAAACAAAAGACGTGGCATGGCTTTACGCCATGGTTGCCACCTATGGTCTAAAGCCTGAAGAACTAGAAGGGTTCACATGGGCAACAGGCTTAACACTCTGTATCAAGGGTCGTAAGCGTTCCGTGTCTCCCCTCCACCCTCAGTGGGCCTTCCTCTTTGAACTCAAAGAAAAACAGCCCCGCGATCTGCGGAGCTGCTGGTCGTCCCTCTGTTCATCCCTCTACAGAGCTATTGCGTACCAGGATGTCTCGATGAACATTACTGATTTGCTTTTAGCTCATCGGTTGCGTAAAAAGCACTATAGGTACTTCAAGCAGCAGAAGGCATCTTCCCCTGCTTACGCAGGTGTTTTCTGACAGCACTCACATTCCAGCGATAGCTGTCACGGGAAAAAGTCCCTGGAAAGGCAGCGAAATGCGGACCCAGCTTTAGGGTGCCGTCATCGCGGTACTGGAAAAGAGTTTGGCGGTCAATACCAAGGAGATCTTCCGCTTTTTGAACAGAGACCCATCCGTTGGTGGTGGTCATGGCGTGAAGTAACGCTTGCTCATTTACCGTAGTGGGTATCAACACCCTGTCAATAGGCTTAAGGAAACTTTTATCTCTATTCTTTTTCGTAAAAAGTATGTGGGCAAATTAAAATAAATTAACGGCAACTAAAGAGTATGTTCAACTGTGAACAGGATCCCCTCGCCCTGCTCATTGAATTAACTCCAAAGTTAGCAAAGAAACGTTATCGACAATCCATATACGACGCCTGGGATTGCAAGTGTGGTTACTGCGGAGACGATGCAACGTCCCTTGACCACGTCATTCCCCGTTTCCGTTCTGGCTCAAGCAACCGAAACAACTTGATTCCTGCTTGTAGGCGTTGCAATTCAAACAAAGCAAGCGCCAAAATGGAGGAATGGTACAAGCAACAGGAATTTTTTACTCAAGCTAGGATGGATAGAATCAATACCTGGGTCAATCAAAACGAAGTTGACCTCTGTACGTTGCAAAATTCTTTAATACCATCAGTCGCATAACATGGGCGTTTCATACGACGTTACCAATAAAGAATGGTCTTTTACGGAAGATCCTCTTTTAGCCAGGAAAACTGTAAATTATCCTAAGAAACGTTATATGAATGTTAAATATAAAAGAGCTCGGGTAGATAGAAATCGGTATGAACCTTGGAACATTGAAGCAAGCATATCTACAACTGCAGGGCCAAACAAAGAGGGACTCGAAACAACTCAAGAAAGCCGTTGGGGTGATGTAGTAGACTACATGGTCTATATAAGTTTTGAAATACCACTTGAGCGAGGTAATTCTTCTAGTTATCGTGCCCGCCTAAACGGTCATTTAGAAAACAATTTAGGTAAGGAAATTGCATATAGCGAGGCAGTTCAAAACACCGCAGATAATTTTGATAGCGAACAGCCAGGCATTGAAAAGCAACAAAGTACTGCACAAAATAATGCAAAAATTAACCAGGAAATTATTGATCCTTACAATGAAGGAGTTACAAAAGCAAATGCTGCTTTACCTAAAGTTGAAAAAATAATCAATGCTACAAAGGGAGATGATTATGTCACTCAAAGAGATTTTCTAAGAGAATATAAGATTGCTGGTTTAGAGGATAATTTTAAAACTTTTTATTTAAATGAGAAATTAGAGACCTGGGATTCCAAACTAGGTGCAAAGCCACCGTATGGAACCTTTGATCCCTCTTATTACGGTGAACAAAATCCAGATGTTGCAGCCGCTTATGAAGAAGCTGTTAAAAATGATGATGTAGATATTGTTAACCGCTATGGAAAGAATAATTATTATCTTTGGCACTACTCCACACAAGGAAAAGATGCTGGCGCACGTGGTAATGCAGCAGAAGTAACAGAGCGAGCAAATAAGTATCTTGAAACAAAACCTACTGATGTAGATCTTCAAAATGTTCGTACTTTACAGCTAGGCATAGGAGATGATTACGAAACAAGTCAGGATGAGCGTCTTTTACGTATACCAGCTATTGCAGAACAATTTGAAAAAGCGCAACGGGATGATCCTTACTGGTCTCAATTAGGAAAAGATAATTATTTAGATCCAACTAAACCAGATGAATTTGTAGCCCTATTTAGACTCTCTGAGAGACCTGAAGATAAGGTTATCGCACTTAATTACAATATAAATTTAGGGTATGGTGTTAGCGAGCTTGAAGATGCGATCAGTGAAGCAGTAGGAACAAAAGCAACTGTAGATACAAAGAAATTTGGTGCACTTGCTCAAGATGTTTTGCGTGAAACAATTGAAGAAATGAAGCAAGCCAAAGCCAAAGAAGAGATGCTTGATCTTCTAAGTGGTTTTGGCGGCTTTAGTGAAATTGTAAATATCAATCAAACACTAACTAATTCAATCTTGGGAGACACAGGAGTTGGTGGTATTCTTTCTTTTACATCAGCAGGTAAAGCAGAAGAATCCCTAGAGAATAGCCTGCAAGGTATTACAGGTGTTAAGAACAATACAACCTACAATTGGCAACAGTGGTTTGATAATGAGTTAAAACAACGTTATCAAGATGATTTGGAACTTGGTTTTACAACCGGTGAAGCAGAAGATAAAATAAAAATCGAAGGGGAATTTGCACGTCAATTTATTGATGATTACTTAATTCCTCGTTTTGATACATCTAGGTCTATGGACGAATTTGTTGAATACATTGATATTAGACAAGAAGAGCAAAGTCCTTTCACTACTCAGTCTCTTTATGACGCTGTTAACTTGGTTGCCGACTTAAAAAGGGAAGAGATTTTACAAAAAATTAGAGGAGAAGAAGATAGAAGTTTTGATAGCGCTTTTTACTTTAACCCTACTGGGAATCATGCTCGAGAACCAGACTATTTAAAGCAAGCAGAAACAGTTCAAAGTGATTGGGAAAAAGCAAAGAATGGTGATCCCTATTGGGCAACACAAGCCTATCGTTTTGGTGTTGACGTTAATGATAAAGATGCATTTGCAAGAATGCACTTTGAAGTTAAAGGCCAAGGCCAAGGATACGATGCAGCAGATGATATTCTTAACCCAGGTAAGATTCAAGATGAAATATATGACAATATTCTTCCAGCACTTAAAGAAGAAGCATTAAAAAATCAAACGGTTTTTGGACAATTTGTTACTCCAGAAGAGTTTGCAGATGAGGTATTGCAAGGGCTTGATCCAGGTGATAAAACAGCTTGGGAAGAAACTCTTCAGCGTTATGGCTTAACAGACTTTAAAGGCACAGTTGATGAATTAAAGGAATATATTGTAGAAACTTTGCGTACAGGTTCCGCCCAAGATATCAGAGAGCAGATCAAATACTTAAATGAAAAACGCCAACGTCCAACACAAAAAAAACTTGGTATTACTTACATTGAACGACCCGAAGATTATAAAGATGAATTAGCTAAAGCAGAAACTGAGATGTACAAAATTTTCCAAGATGCAGGATTCCAAGGTACAGAAGATGAGTTTTACGATGATTTCTTCCCAGACGTTGATCGAAGTGAGCAAATCCTTCTAACAAAAGCCGGAAGTGATAAAGGATTGGAAATGTACAATCTTGATTTAAGTGACCCATTTGCATCACTTGGAACAATTGAAGGTTTCTTTGAGGAAGATACAACACTTCAAGATAAGTCAGACAAGTCGGATGAATCAAGTTTCTTTAGCCTAGGATTAAGTGATGATGACGATGATTACAAATCCAAAACAGGTGAAACAATCTTGGGTGAATTCACCTCTATGTTTAAAGGACTCTAATGGCTGAAAAACATAAGAAAGCAGCTAAAGCAGCGAAGCTTGCCAAAGATGAAATGGCGTGTAATAAACCGCGCCGTACCCCTGGACACAAGACCAAAAGTCACGTAGTCAAAGCGTGTGAAGGAGGCAAAGAGAAGATTGTTCGCTTTGGTCAACAAGGCGTAGAGGGAGCTGGAAAAAATCCCAAAACTGAAAAAGATAAAGCAAGGAAGAAGTCTTACTATGCAAGGCACAATGCCCAAGATGCGAATCCTGACAAAATGTCAGCACGATATTGGTCGCACAAGGTAAAGTGGTGAAGTTACACATCTAACCATGGCAAAAGCCAAAGGCAACACGATCAACAAGTTGGAAGCTCGTCCTAAGAAAACTCGTCAGGGCCAAGGACGCAATTCACTCCCAAATCATGGCCGTAAGAAATTACGCGGTCAAGGTAAATAAATTAGGTATGATTGGGGGTAATAATAGTTACCCCCATGTCTGACTTTTCGCATGCTATTAACTTAATTCGTAAGTACGAAGGTTTTAGCGAAAAGGCATACCCAGATCCAGACTCTGGTGGCGAACCCTACACCATTGGGTATGGTACGCAGTTTTATCCTGACGGTACTCCAGTAAAACAAGGTCAGTGCTGCAGCAAGCAAAAAGCACTGGAATATTTATTTCATGAAGTACAACTTATAGATACTCAGCTTGCAAAATTAAATTTGGGACTTGATTCACACATGAATCAAGCATTGATTTCTTTTATTCATTCGATCGGCTGGGAACCGTTCCTCTACAGTTCCATTGTGGATTCGATTGAAACAGAAGATTTTCATGAAGCTACCAAGGAAATTTCTAGCTGGATCTTTGACGTTGAACATAAAGTAATCGGCGGCCTCCTGGATCGTAGAAGGGAAGAAGTTAATCTATTCCTTTATGAAATCGACGCAAATCCCTGGGCTTCTACTGAGATTTTGCTATCAGCATTTCGCAATTATACAGCTGCACCGCACGAGGTGAGAGCAATTCGGCAGCTAGAAGCTGACATCAGTCCTTACATTCTTTCCAAATTTGCCAACGATTTCTGTGTAACAGACAATCCCTGGGAGGATTTCACCCAAGAGGAGTTGGACGCCATCTTTAATACTTAGGCTTAGAATAAAAAGAACAAGTCTGAAGCGAAATGGAGCGTCAAGTCGAACCACGGGAATTTCAGCTTCCTTTGGAATTACAGTTCTCGATGCGCAAAGCAGAACTTGCAGCGCAAGAGATGACTTGGGAAGAGCTTTACGCTGCACTCCTCAATCTGTACCACCAACGTCTGATGGAGTGGTATGCAGTGAAAACGCTGATGGCAGACGAAGACATCAATATTGATTTTGACGTTCCGACAGATTTAGAGTTGGCTGAACTCGCCGCCTGTTTGATCGTTGGAGAAGAAGACGACGACGAGCCCCTTCCTTTCTAACCGTCCAACTCAATAAGACGATTCAGGTACCACTGTGCCTTCTTCAGTGATTCTGTCCTGCCTTTATGCTTCTCACGCCAAACATACTTGGCGATGTTTCCCTTCAGGTATCCACGATATTCTTCGACGGTTAACTGCGCTTCGATTGCTTCGATGCATTCGATTCCACCGTCAGTGTAATGAGACGGGTGATTAACAGTATCCTCCTGGATTACAGGAGGCTCTTCTTTTGTTGCCCAAGGAACAGGACAAACACCCCCTGGGCAGTCACTAATCACGTCGTCTTCTACCGGCGCAAACCACGCCTTTTGCGTGACTCTTCCATCATTTCCTCGTCCGGTTCCTCCAGTTCCATTACCAGAGTCTTCGGCCTGGGCGATGCTCCCATT